GTTGAGCTTGTACAGTACCGATGCACAATAGGTCATGCCCTTGGCAATCACCAGCGTTTTGTCCGCGCCAAAGTGGAAGCGGGTGTTCTGCGCCCTATTGGTCACCCGGACGGATTCACCGCTGATCGTGTATGTTCCTTTTTTTCTCAGGTCATTGCCGCCTGCATCCAGGGTCGCATTGTTCCAGTCGTCGGTGCCCGCAATAATATTGTTGCCGCCGGTGATCCGCTGCGTTACCGTCTGAGTAATTCTGTCAGCTTTCTGGTCAATCGCGGATACTGATTCTTTAACGGTTTTGAATTCCTGCTTGGTGCTGTCCAGGTCGTTGGAAATGGTTGTTGTCGTTTCTTCCAGACTGCTGACTTTGGTGCTGATGCCATCCGCCTTTTGGCTGATGCTGGAGACATCCTCTTTCAGGCTTTCCACCGTTGCTGTGGTGGCATAATCCTGCAATTTGCCGTTAACCGCATCATTGGCAGCTCTGGTAGCGGTGTCCTTCACGTTGGCCGTTACCGTTTCAGTCACTGACTTGGTGACTTCGGTTTTGATCTCGTCAGC